CCTCGTTTATTCGAGGAATTACACTCAGAGATGCGGTTATTATTATTGATGAGTGCCAAAATATGTCATTCCATGAGCTAGACTCAATTATTACTCGTATGGGTGAGAATTGCAGGGTTATATTCTGCGGAGATTTCCGTCAGGCTGATCTAAAACAGAATGGCATGAAGGATTTTATGAAAATCCTCAAACGCATGGATCTTTTCGACTTTATTGACTTCCAGGTAGAAGACATAGTACGATCCGACTTCGTTAAATCATATATTATAGCAAAGAATAAACTTGGCCTATGAAAGCAGTAATTAGTAACAGAATTTACATGGAATGCACTCCTGAACTGCAGAAGCAGATCGACGACGAGCTTACGTATGCGATTCCGACCCACAATCCACTTGATCCTCCCCAGATGATTAAGAATATGGGACTTATTCGCAACGGGTTGATTTCTATGCCCATAGGGCGCATGGATTTGATACCAGAGCACTATGAAATTGTTGATAAACGCTTAGAGAAGCCAGTAGAATTTCCTGAGTTTAAGTTCGACTTACGAGCTAGTCAGAAAGACGTATATGATGAAATCGAAGACAACGCTATAATTAACGCATGGGTCAGTTGGGGCAAGACTTTTACAGGTCTTGCAATAGCCGGTAAGTTGGGTCAAAAAACGCTCATTGTTACCCACACTGTCCCATTGCGTAATCAGTGGGCAAAAGAGGTAGAGAAAGTCTATGGAATTAAGGCAGGGATCATAGGTAGTGGAAAGTTTGAACTTGATGCTCCTATCGTGATTGGCAATACACAGACTTTATACCGAAATATTGATAAGATTCGCAAAGAGTTTGGCACTATCATACTAGATGAAATGCACCATGTTAGTAGCCCGACCTTTTCTAAGATTCTCGACACAAATTATTGTCGATACAAGATAGGTCTATCAGGCACTATCGAGAGAAAAGACGGAAAGCACGTAGTTTTTAGAGATTACTTTGGTAGTAAGTTGTTTCAGCCGCCAAAAGAGAACTACATGACACCGACTGTGCATCTAGTACATTCTGAGATACGCTTTATGGATGGAGCTAAGATACCTTGGGCAAACAGAGTCTCTGCGCTATCAAATAATGAGGAATATAGGCATACTATAGCAATGCTTGCAGCTGGATATGCCGCCAGAGGACATAAAGTCCTAGTGGTCAGCGATCGAGTCAGTTTCCTCAGAGCTTGCGCCGAGCTGACTGGTGAGAAAGCCGTTTGTGTTACAGGTGACGTAGCGCACGAGGACAGAGAGACACTCGTAGACGAAATTCTCTACGGGGACGCTAATGTTCTCTACGGAACGCAAGCAATTTTCTCAGAGGGTATATCTGTTGATACTCTGAGCTGCTTAATACTGGCAACCCCAGTAAACAACGAGCCCCTCCTTACACAGTTAGTAGGTCGGGTAATACGAAAGAAAGAAGGTAAGATTAGTCCAGTTGTTGTAGACATCCACCTTCGAGGCAAGACTGCACAGAGACAAGCCTCGAATAGGGTAGGATTTTACATGAAACAGGATTGGTCGATGAAGTACCTTTAAAAAAATAGTTCTTGACAACATACTTAAAAAGGAGTATAATACGTGTTCTTATTTAGCTGGGAGAAGGTTTTTGACGAGGCAGAGGGTAGCCCGCTTGAATGTTGCCGTATCATGGAAATGCTTATAGAAAAGCAAATACCAAAAAATAAATACGATCCAATATACAAGTACGCGACCAAGTCCTTTAATGGCACGAGTTTCTTACTTCATGCAGATGTCATGGCGCTCAACGCTTATAAGTACAGCCACCGGGACGTGGCAATATATTACGCCCTAGCTTCAATTAGAAGCATGGCGGATTACATAGCAACACAACAAACCACACTAGATCTATACCATGTACCGGTTGATCTAGAACTAATCGAAGAAAACAGCCTACTTCGTATAGGTGATGGCGTAGTCCATTTTCTATATGAGGAAGTCACAACGGAGAATTTACACTAATGGCATTATCATTTAACAAGCAAACTGGCGGCGCACAAAAATCATCCATCTCTACTTTTCAGTACAAAGATGGCGACAATAAAATGCGTATCGTCGGTGACATCTTAGCTCGCTACGTCTACTGGATTGAAGGCGAGAACGGCAAGAACATTCCTTTGGAGTGTCTCTCATTCGATCGCAATGCCGAGCGATTCAATAACAAAGAACAGGATTGGGTTCGTGAATACTTCCCAGACCTCAAGTGTGGCTGGAGCTACGCTGTACAAGTAATCGACCCTACCGATGGTAAGGTTAAAGTAGCAAACCTTAAGAAGAAGCTGTGGGAGCAAGTAATTACTGCTGCAGAAGATCTGGGCGACCCTACTGATCACGCTACTGGCTGGGACGTATGCTTCAAGCGAGTAAAGACTGGCCCACTGCCTTACAATGTTGAGTACCAACTCCAAGCATTGAAGTGCAAGCCACGTGCTCTGACTGAAGACGAGCTAGCATCTATTGCTGACCTCAAGTCTATGGACGATGTTATGCCTCGCCCAACAGCAGACGCACAGAAAGAACTGTTAGACCGCCTACGCAATGCAGGCGCAGAGACCGATGACGAAGCACTGGAAGCTGAGTTCAATATCGGATGATCTTATATACAGCAGATTGGCACATAAAGCTGGGACAGAAGAACGTCCCAGTATCGTGGGCTTTAAACCGCTATAATCTATTCTTTGAGCAAGTGTACGAGCTTGAGAAAGAGTGCAGTATGCACATTATAGGTGGTGATCTGTTTGATAGACTGCCAAACATGGAAGAGTTGGAACTTTACTTCAAGTTTATTCGTGGAGTAAAGATTCCAACTGTTATCTATGATGGAAACCATGAAGCTACTAAGAAGTACAAGACCTTCTTTACACAGTTAAAGCAAGTATCACGGGATATCAACCCTCTGATACACATTGTGGATATTTCTTACGTTGATGAAGACCTAGGTTATGGCATACTGCCTTATACTGATCTTCATCGTAAGGGTAGCATTGAGCAGTTTAACACAAGTCAACCTCTATTTACTCATGTTCGTGGAGAGATACCTCCCCATGTTAAACCAGAAGTAGATTTAGACAGGTTTGAAGACTTTCCTGTAGTATTTTCCGGAGATCTACACTCCCATAGCAACAGTCAACGTAACATTGTATACCCTGGTAGTCCTATGACTACTTCTTTTCATAGAAGCATAGTTAAAACAGGCTACTTGCTTATCAATGAACAGGACTGGAGCTGGATGTGGGAAGAGTTTAGACTACCGCAGTTATTGAGAAAGACAGTATCAAATCAATCTGATATGGTACCAACCGACTACCACCATACAATCTATGAAGTAGAAGGCGATATTCAAGAACTTGCAGGTGTTAAGAACTCAGACCTCCTCGATAAGAAAGTAGTTAAACGAAAATCAGAGGCAAGCCTGATTATAGATAAAGATATGTCGATACAAGAAGAACTAGCAGAGTATTTGGCATATATTTTAGAATTACCAGAAACCTCAATACCAGAGATAATAGGAACATACAATGATTACGCTTCAAAAGTTGAAATGGGATAATTGCTTTAGTTACGGTTCTGGTAACGAGTTAGACTTGGATGATAACACAGTAACACAAATTATTGGTACTAACGGAATGGGCAAGTCGTCTATTCCGTTAATCATCGAAGAAGCTCTGTACAACAAGAATTCTAAAGGAATTAAAAAAGTTGATATTCCAAACAGGCATATCAATGACGGATACAACATATCTCTTACTTTCACTAAAGACGGTTCGACATATGAGATCACCATCAAACGTAAGTCTAGTATCAAAGTAAAACTAGAGAAAGACGGTGAAGACATTAGTAGTCATACAGCTACTAATACATACAAGACTATTCAAGGTATTATTGGAATAGATTTCAAAACATTCTCGCAGTTGGTATATCAAAATACTAACGCGAGCCTGCAGTTTCTTACAGCAACAGACGCTAATCGTAAGAAGTTCTTAATCGACCTTCTTCAGTTAGAGCATTATGTAGAGTTGTTCGAAGTATTTAAAGCGGCTTCGAAAGAGGCAACCTCAAAGAGTACAAACGTTTCAGGTCAGTTAGCGACCGTAGAAAAATGGTTGGAAAATAACAAACTTGAGAGTACCGATGTACTACCCCTGCTAAAAGTAGAAAGTTCGTTGGAAGAACACGAGAAAGATCTCCGTCATTGGACGAATGAACTTGATAAGTGGACTGAAAATTCTGATAAAATTTCTAAGAATAACGGATATAAAAAGCAGCTCGACGCTATAGATATCAACACTCTAAATACAGACAAAGTAGAGTTTATAGATTCCGAAGACCTTATGTCGGAGATTGGATCAATTAGAGCAGCCGCTGCGGGTGCGAAAACAACCTTAAACAAGCTAGGAAACGTACACGATGAATGCCCTACCTGTAAGCAGCCTATCGACAATTCGGTAGAGAAAGCTATGGTCGAAGTAGAGCAGAAGAAATTTGCAGAAGCAAAGGAGAAATTAGATGAACTTACAGAACAGCTTAAACAAGTTAAAGCAAATAATGGAAGATTTGAAAGTAACACAAAAGCTATCCGAGATTGGGAAATGCTTTATCAGGCTTATGACAGCTCTATCCCTGCGGATCATGTGGATAGTGCGGAGCTTGAAGCCAGCGTTAATCACAGCAGTAGAGGCGTACAAGAAGCAAAAGCGCAGGAGTCAAAACTTAGGGCCGAGAACGAGCGTAGAAACAAACTTAACACAAGACTCCAAGTAATCCAAGAACAGACTGACGACTTCAAAGCGCAGAAAGAAAAACATAAAGCAGACCTCGTTGAATTACAAAGTAAAGAAACGACTCTGGACATCTTGAAGAAGGCATTTAGTACAAATGGCTTGCTTGCATACAAGATTGAGAATTTAGTAAAAGAGCTAGAAGAGTTGACAAATACTTATCTAGCCGAACTATCTGATGGTAGGTTTACACTAGAGTTTGTGGTATCGAACGACAAACTTAATGTACAGATTACAGATGCAGGAAGCATTATTGATATTCTTGCTCTCTCTTCTGGAGAACTTGCCAGAGTTAACACCGCTACTCTACTAGCTATCCGTCAGCTAATGAGTAGTATTTCAAAGTCAAGAATAAATGTTTTATTTTTAGACGAGGTTATCAATGTACTCGATGAGACAGGAAGAGAGCGTATGGTAGAAGTATTGCTTCGAGAAGATTTAAATACTTATATCGTATCACATGGCTGGACTCACCCACTCCTCGAAAAGATTGAAGTCGTCAAGGACGGAAACGTCAGCGTACTGGAGTAGAAATGTCAGCAGGTAGAAGAAGACTATGGTGGAGACACCTCAAAGCACAAGAAGAACTGGAACTCAAAGAGTCCAAGATAAAAGAGGAAGAAGATGGTAGATTCGAGAGCGAAGGGAGCGAGAGGCGAGTACCTAGTGAGGGACATGTTGAGGGACTCAACGGGGCTTAAGTTTGAAAGAGTGCCCGCCTCTGGAGCATTAGAGTATCTGAAAGGGGACTTATATGTCCCTAATCAGCGCAATCATTTTTGTATTGAAGTAAAGAATTATAAAGACTCTGCATTGACAGACAAAATATTCACACAACCTAAGACAAACAATTTGATTCGTTGGTGGAAGAAAGTAGTAATACAAGCGGCAGGTGGCGATCAGAAGCCAATGCTATTTTTTAAATATGACCGTTCTAAAGTATTTGTATGCACAGAACAGAAGCCTGAGAATACACACCAGTATTTGTATATAGCCTTTCTGGATTGTTATGTATTACTTGCAGAGGATTGGTTAGCAGCAGAAAAAGTGGAGTGGATAGGTGGCTTTTAGTTTTAATGAAGCAACATCAGGTAAAGAAAGTAAGACTATAGTAATTGATGCCTTGAACTTGGCCTTCCGTTGGAAGCATCAAGGCAGAACAGACTTTCGAGATGACTATGTACAAACTGTAAAATCCTTAGCCCAGTCATACAAATGTGGTAATATTATTATTACCGCAGACTGGGGCTCTTCCAGCTATAGGAAGGGTATCTTACCAGAGTACAAGCAGAATCGAAAAGATAAGTACGAAACACAAACAGATGCAGAGAAGCAGGCATTTATAGACTTCTTTGATGAATATGAAGGCACACTAGAACTATTGGCAGAGTCGTTTCCTGTTCTTCGTTATCAAGGTGTAGAGGCAGATGATCTTGCTGCCCACCTGGTAAAGCGTAAGAAAGAGTACGGTTTAGAAGAGATTTGGCTAGTATCTAGTGACCGAGATTGGGACTTGTTAATTCAGGATGGCGTAAGTAGATTTTCTTATGTAACCCGTAAAGAAGTCACAATCAATAATTGGAGTGAGCATTACAATGTAACTCCTGAAGAGTACATCTCCTTTAAATGTTTGACTGGAGATAAGGGCGATAACGTACCAGGCATTAACGGTATAGGCCCAAAACGCGCAGAGTCACTAATCAAAGATTATGGCGATGCAATGACCATCTATGACAACATACCTTTAGACGGTAAGTATAAGTATATTCAAGAGCTAAATGCAAATGCAGAACTGCTTTTGACAAACTATGAGTTGATGGATTTAGTAACATATTGCGATGACGCAATTGGTGCAGACAATGTGTCTGATATACAGCGGAGAA